CAAATATAATCATAATGTTGACCAAGCATAGCAACAAATAATTCTAAGTTTGAATTTTGCGTATCTTCTTTTATGTATTCAGGTAAATTATTCCATACATAATCCTTATTATCATTATCATAACTAACAGCATCTAAAATTTGACCCCCATAATATATTGAGGATTCAAGTGTACTACCAAACCAAGTTTTAGCTTGAGAAGAAGTTGTGCTATAATTTAAATAAGGTTTAGAAGAATTTAATTTTGGCCAACTATCTGAACCTGATTCATAATATAAAAAATATTCGTAACCATCAAATTTTTGAATAATAGTATCTATTCTTGATTGTAACGAAGATTTACTTGTAGTTGTATAATTTATACTTGATGATACATTTAAATTATTTAAACTATTTATATCACTTTGTAAGGATTCTATTTGAGATAATTTATACTTAAAATTTTCTAATCTTTCATTTGCAGATGAGAAATGAACAAAATTTGAAAAATCTGTATAATCTACTGTTATTTCAACATTATTTTCCTCTAACCAAGATTGCAATTGTTGGTAAGAAGAAGTTACAGAAGTACTTAATAATGTAGATAAATTTAAATATGGAGTAGTTAAATTGGCCTTTTCATTTAACTCAATTGAAATATTAGGTCCTCTTAAAGGAGTAGAATCTAATACTTCTTCAGCTACAAATTCTGTATTTACTTGAAATGAATAAGGTTCTGAAATTTGTTCAACTAACCATAAGGTATTTTTTAGGGATAAATTAGATGGTAGGGGTTCGTATAATTTAATATATAAACTAGATAATGAAGTATTAACATTATCAAAAGCTATATTAACTCCTATGTAAGTATCATTTTCACCAAAATTTAAAAGAAAATCTGAATAGAAAGATCTTGAGTTTCTTTCAGCTATATAATTTAAATAAGATTGGCCTAAATCAGTATATGAAATATTATTAGAAGATATTTTTATTTCTGTACGATCCGAAGATATTTCTGATATAAAGAATTGGTTAGCTAATGAGCTTGAAAATATTTCTCTATAAAAGTTATAACTTATATCATATTGACCTCTAAAATACCCAAAGGATTCTAAATCGGATTTAGGGTCTAATTCAATAGTATGGTATAAAGATGAGTTATCAGTTGTATCTACAATTTTATAATTTCTAAAATCATAAGTAGAATCTATTATCTCTCCGTTAGGTGATATAACATGTACTTCTATTTTATCTTCAGGTAAACCAAAATCCTTATTTAATAATAAGGAATTTAATAATGATTCATCTTTAGGAGTATAATCTTGATTTAGATATTGAGTTGAATCAATATTTGATATATTAGTAATTTCCATTATTTGGATGCTGTTAATTCATCTATAGTTTGTTGTTGAGTCAAATTTTCAAGTCGTAATTGATTTATTTCATCTAATAAAGCATCAATTTCATCTGTATTTTGGTTAACACCAACGTATTCTGTACTTCGTTTTATTAATTCTGTATGGGAATTAAAATCTCCAACTGTTGGAATATCATAAAATAATTCATCATAGTAATTAAAAAATTCTTCTACAGTTACAGGAGTAATTGTTACATCCACTTGGGGTTTTATTAATTGAGAGAATTCAGTATTAATTACATTTGGATATGTAACTTTACCATAAACTGTTTTATTTAATTGAACTGTTTCAGCCATTATCTAACTACTTTAAAATAATTTGATTCATCATCTATAACTACTGTTTCACCATTGGATAATACTGTTTTATATAGAATTTGATAATATCTTTCAGGTTCTAAACCATCCATATACACTTTAAAGTAATTACTTGTATTATCACAACTTATTTTTGTATTTTTAATATCAAAATCTATTACCATTTCTTCAGTTTTAGTATCTTTTAAGGCCCAATATGATGATGAAGGTAAAGCTTTAGTATTTAAATATACAGAAGATGTTTGGAATGCTCTAGCAGGAAATCTATCTCTAGCTTTTATTCTAAAAGTATAAATTGTATTTTCTTCAAATTCAGATTTATTATTGGTTATAACTGGGGTAAAATCTGATGTTGTAATTTGGGTTAATGTGGTAGAATATGCACTATCATCCCATTTAAATTCTAATTGTGGTGGATAAATAGTATGAGTATCCATTGAAAAGAATTTTGTAATTAATGGAGTAGTACTATTTTCTATACTAGAAGAAAGTTTTAATAAAAGTCCAAAATTATTTACTGAGTCATTATACCATCGACTTGTTAAATTAGTAATATCCATATTAATATCTTTATTAGAGATATAATTAAAAGATTGTGAAGATGAAACAGCTGATAAAAAATAACTACCAGTAATTTGCCAAGTATTAGTACTGGTTTTATTAATCCAAGTACATCCTGCAGTAGTGATAGGGATATCACTAGATTTACCTAATCCCATATCCCAGCTTTGTAAGAGAGGATGGGCAAAAATTGTATAATTTACAGGTAAAGTAGCTTCTGCTAAAAATAATTTAAGAGAAGATGAATAAGTATTTACATTTCCATTTATCTTATTATTAATAACATCTAATATTTGTGAATTAGAGAATTGTATTAAAGCACGATTTACATCAGCATTAAGAGCAGTAACATCAGTTTCATTTGAAATTTCTAAAATTTCATCTCTACCAAAGTTTTGAGTACTACGGTATTTAGAGATAAAAGTATCTTTCTCAGGGAATATTTTATAAACAGCCATAAATTTAATATATAATATAAATATACATTAAAAATATTTTTTTATAAAGTAACTACTCTACCTTGTATATCAGTTGTTAAATTTTTAACTTCAAAAATACTTGGATCTAAAGAAGGATAAATGATGTTTTGAACTGTAGCTCCTTTAATATCATATGAATATTGAGAATATCCTGAATTAGTTCCTGATTTGTTTGTAATATTAATTTTTGGTACAGATTGAACACCTTCTACTTGGTCTAAGATACTATAAAGGTCTGATAGTATAATAGGTTGGTTTATTACCCATTTATCAATATTAAAATATGATTGTAATGTAGTTAAACAATTATTTAATACTAATTTATTATTATAGTTTGGTCTAACAATTATATCAAATTCAACTCCTATATTAATAATAAAAGCAGATTTAATATTAACAGCATCAGTTAACATTCTATATTCGGAAAGGAATGTTTTTAAATTTTGACTTAATGCAGGGGATGGGATAGTTAAATTTCCATTACTATTTTTAGATAAAATATAAAGTGAAATAGCATTAGGATTTTCAGTTGCTAATAAATCTGTTTTAAAATTTACATTTATACTTGCATCTTGATTAACATAAGCTTTAGAAACTGAACCAAATTTAGAAGGTAATGATAAAGTTCTAATTATATAATCATCTTTAGTGATTGTTCTTAATTGAGTTGGATAAGAAGCTAAAGAATTTAAACGTATATCATCATTTGTATCTCCATCTCCTCCACCTACAGCCGCGACTTCATTTGTAAAAGCAAGTGAATTTAGAACTGTTGATGATAAACCTGCATCTAAATTTCCTCCAGCAAATGAAGTAGTAGTTCCAACATTATTAGTTAAAGTATTAGCAGGCACATTAGATATTGCTCCTCCCCCTTTTAAATAATTTACAGTTAAAGTAGTATTAGATGGTGCTATACCATAAGTTTGTGTATATAAGAAGTTGGAAGGATCCCAAGCAGTAGTCATTTTATCTATCCCATAAGGTAAACCTAAACCTATATTATCAGGATTTGGAATTATTTCTTCATCAGCTCCTGTTGATACACCTGAACCAAATTGTAATTCTAATGAACCATTAGATTTGAATCGGGAAACAAATCTTCTAGGTACTTTTTTCAATTTAAGTAAATAAGGAGTAGTATCATTATATTGAGCTAGAGTTGAATCATTTGCTGCTGTATTAGCAGTAGGTTCAAAAATTGTATCTTGGGCTAAATAAGGTACTTCATACCATTGATTATTATCAGTATCAGTTGTAGTAACTATTTCTAATATATTATCATCAGTAATAATCACGGTAGGAAAACGTTCAGGATTACTAAATGTAAACGTCGTTGACGTTAAAGTTCCTGATGAGGCTTTCGCTTGTTTTTTAAGTAAATAAAAATTAGCATTATTATTTACATCAGTAGAAAATACAGAAACTTCAATATCTGATGTGGAACCAGTTTGAGAGAAATCTATTTTCTCATTTATAAAAAATTGAGTTTTAGCATCTAAACTAGAAGCAATTCTAGCTCCTTCTTCTAAAATTAAAGCATACCCAAAATCGGGTACATATTGACTTCCAGATAAGGTTGCAGGAACTACTTGATATATAGACATCATAGTAGAGGCAGCACTAGTTACTTTAGGACGGTATCCAAAATTATAAGCTAAAGCTAATAAATTTTTTCTTTGTTTTGCAAATTGAAGAAAATTTTCTTGAATTTGATTATCAGTATAAAAAGATAAAACGTCTCCAACATAGGAAGCCATTTCAATAAGCATTAACCCAGGAGAAGCCTCACTAAAGTCATTATAAGTATTTGGATAATAAGTTTGAGCAAAATTAAGTAATTGTGCTTTTAAACTATCGAAATCTTTATTTAAGTATTGTACTGATTTTGTATTAATCATTATTGAAATTTATTAAAATCTCATCTTGTATATTGCTATTTTTTATAAAATAACTAATATAAATTTGAAGTATATTTTTATCAGGAGAAGCATTAACCGTTAACTTGTTTAAAGTTACTTGTGGAAAATAATCGTTTAACCCAAAAGATATAATATCTTCAATATTTTGGACTGTACCTTGAGTTATTTGTTCAAATAATTGTTCTCGAATTCCAGCTCCTAAATTAGGATTCATTATTCTTTCTCTTTTTCCAGTAAGAAAGAAATTCAAAATATTAGATTTAATAGCATCTTTTGTTGTATAAGTAATATTTAACCCAGTTGGACCATTAAATGGCACTTGAATTCCTACTCCTTTACTAGGAGATAAATCTAAAGGATTAATATTTACTACATTATAAGCCATTATATCTTACCGTTCTCTTTTAATTTACTCATTAAACCTGAAAAGTCAGGTACAACGTCAATACTTACATCATTTATATCACGTACAGGACCTTGAGATTTTAGCATTTCATCTACGGTAGCTACTACAGGAGTATTTGAACCACCCATCATACCCGGAGCTCCTCCAGCCCAACCTACTGCATCAGATGCATTATAATTACCTCCATTTAAATTTCTCCATTCTCCTGCTTGAGCAGTTTCATTTAAGATATCTAACATAGGATTACCTGTTGAAGGGATTGGTTTTGGAACTATTTGTTGTTCAGAAAGAATTTCTGAAAATCTAGGTTTATATTCAGATTTAGTTTCAACAAAAGGTTTAACTAATGTAGGACTAGCATCTCTAAAAGATTTAGGGGTACTAGCAGATTTAACTGCTTCAAGGAGAATTTCTTTCATTTCTTCTTGAATAGCTTTTTTTACTTCTTCTCTAATTACTTTTCTAAAAGCGTCTAAATTCATGTTTATAAATATTTAATATTAAAACTTATTTTAATCAGGTGTTACGGTACCTACAATAGTATCATCAG